TGCAAGATGCTCTTGTTTCTGAAAAATTACCATTGTTATCTTCTAATCTTTTTATTAATGCTCTTAACTTTAAGAACCTCTGATAACTAAAATCAACCAACATACTCCTAACTGACTTGACAAGTTTTTCACCTGTCTCTGGGTCTATCATACGACCTAATGCAGTATTTTGATATGGACTTGATTGGGGTGCAAATATAGTATTCGTTTTTACTTGAAGTGAATCTATACTTTTGATGATGTTCACAATGTATTCTATTGTGACTTCTTGATTGACAAGATTTTTGAGCTTGCCCTCGGCTTCTGAAAATTTCATATTTTCTCCTAGTGGAACATTACCACAGTTTTATTTAAAAATGATTCAACACAATGTGAATCTCTACTTATATTTATAATAGCACAAAACTCCAATTTGTCAACCTACCATTTATCTTGGTCGACACCACGAGTATTAAAATTACCCTTTGTTCTACTTTCCCTATAATCAAAAGGAACTGATACTGCAAATGGGTCTGATAATCCAGTCCCCACCCATTCTCCAGTGTTGTAGATTGTAGAAGGATTTACATGGTCTAGATACTTGTCTACCCACATATCATTTTTCTCACACCACTCTTCTATCTCTTCATATGTACCATATACAAGTGTTCCCATTTTATAAGAACTACCATCTGCATGTAATACTTTTGCTATTTCTTGATGTGATATACAGTTTGAAGATAATTGTTTATTTTCTATTTTGTCGTACATTATTTGTAAAAGATATGTTCGTTAATAGTTACAGTTTGATTCAATGAATCTGCCCAGTAAGGATTTACATAAACACTATGATAATGTGTTGCACCTTCTGTAATGTCTCCATACTCACCTTGTAAAATATTTCTTGCAAGGGTTAAACACTTTAACCAAGTTTTTGAATCCACTGGGTCGTCTGACTTACCATCACAGAACCAACTAAATTGACATTGGTTTCTAGTAGGTATCATATTACCTTTCCAATTCTCTGACCACTTTGCCTGATAAACTACACCACAAATATCTGTTGGGTAATTCATATGTTGTGTTCTATTGATAACAACTTGGGCAACTGCAATCTTACCAGCAAGTGGTTGGTTGCCAGCTTCAAAGTACATGTTTTGTGCAAGACAAAATGCTTCGTTGTTTGCATCCGAAGCTTCTGCTTTGTTTATGAAAAATATTAAACTTGCAGTTAGTATCATCATTACCATATGAAAAGGTATAAAGAACCTTGATGCACTCGACCAAGGTCTTGACCATAAAACCATTTCTATCATATTTTTTATCCTATCCATTTATATCCCATCCCTATTAAATCTTTTTGTTGTTGAATTGCTTTATCAATATCGATTTTACTTACTGATATCATTGCACCATTTGTATTTGTGATTTCCACATAATCATCAAAGATATTGAAAGTCACTGAATGACCCTCATTAGTTAAAACACCTTTAAATACCATGTTTGGATAATCTTGACATTTACTCATATTACCATCCTTTTACTATGTTTGTCATAATAAATATTGCACATACTAAATTTGTAAGTACAAATAAAGAACGAATTACTGCAATTGCATTTTCATTCCTTTTATTATATCCATCTTCTTCATCAAATGAACCGAGGGCATGTTTCCATATAATCCAAAATCTTTTCATTTTAACTCCAAATAAATCTGGCGGGATGGGAAAACAGTTTCAACACAAATGCGTGTATAATAGTGTTCACTTTGTTGTTTTCGTTTCCCTGTCCCTGCCCGAGCATACAGCCCCTATTATTAAACTCCACCTCTAACATAAGCATTCACTAGGTCTTCACCAGTTACTTGCTCACCAAAGGTTCTAATTACTTTGCCATTTTGTTGTCTAACAACATGACCACCATTGTAGTGTGTATCTGTCACACCACCATTTTCAAAATCTTTCATTGACTCTTCTGTCTCATACCACATGGAAGTCAACCTATGTACTTGTACTGACCTAGGTTGTTTTGCCCACTCTTCTGCTTCAAGAAGTATCCTTTGTCTTTCGACAATATCATCATACTGTCCCATTATTCAAAACTCCTTATCCTTGCTGGGATAACTATATTCCAGTTACAAGAATCACAAACTCTATCGTCATAATTCTCTAAAACTGGTTGGGGATTATTCCCAAAACCCTCATATGACCCAGTGCATAATGCACAAGGTCGAGGAGAACTAGATGCTTCTAGTGAGGTCTTACTATATTGTGAAGTCATCTTTATCGTTCTCCTCTATTACTGTTTCTAATTCAGACTCTAAGTCATCACCCAAAGGATTTACACCTGCGTCAACCTTAGTGTAAAGGTCGAGGAAGGATGCTTTGGTGTCTTCATCGAATCTTGCAAGACACACTTCAATAGACTTCAACTTGTCGTTGAACATTGAGAATGCTTTTGCAATGTGAACTAATCTTCTAGTTGATATCACTTCATCAACTGCACCTTCGTAGAAGGATTTTCTGATTACATCAGCCCAGTCAACAAGTTTTTCTGCAAACTCATCATCATTGACTCCAAGAATTGCAAAGTCACCTTTGACAATTTTTTTCTCAGTAGTCACTGGTGGGTATTCTTGCTCAAGACAAATTGCAAACCTTTCAAGGAATGCTTCGTTCAAGATGTTAGTTCCGATGAATCTACCATCCTCAGAACCTTTACCTTTAGTGTTTGCAGTTGCAACCACTGTGAACCCATCTACTGGTTTTACAAACTCACCAGTCTTCTTGATTAAGTAACCACCACCTTCTAGGATGGATTGTAAACACATAATCTTGTTTGATGCAAGGTCAACTTCGTCAAGAAGTAATACTGCACCTTTTCTCATTGCTTTAAGGACAGGGCCTTCTTTGAAAACAATGTTACCATTGATAAGAGTATTTGAACCAATCAAATCATCTTCATCGGTTTCAATAGTAATGTTAACTCTGAACAATTCTTTTTTAAGACTTGCACATATTTGTTCAACCATTAAGGTTTTACCATTACCACTCAAACCAGTAATAAACACTGGAAAGAAAACTCCAGACTTAAGAATTGACTTAAGGTCTTTAAAGTGACCAAAAGGAACATAGTTGTCCATCTTGGTAGGAATAACTGAAATGTTTTCATCAAGAACATTCATACCAACATTTGCAACTGGAACTGGAACAGTTTCTACAGTTTGAACATTTTGCACAACTGGTGCAACTGGTTGAGAATAATTCTCTGGAACTACAGATTCAATGGAATAAGTTCCATAACCTGCTTTGAATTGTGGTTTCCTAATCAACCACGATGGAAAAGGAATCTCTGCTGTATCACAGATTTTCTTTACAGTGGATTTTGAAAACTCCACTTGAGTAGGAAACTGTTCTGCACATGCATCCAGAAACCTATAATGATTTGCATTTAAATTCATATTTTGTACCTCACTATTATTTGAATTTTTTACCATGATTGTATTATACTAAAATGTGTACCCATAGGTCAACTATGCAACCTTCTTAACGAAGTGTTGAAGTATTTTTCTTTGGGACATTTTGTTATTACCCATTCTTCTCATTGCACCCTTCAATGCTTGTTTACTAGCACCAACTGCGACATCTAAAGTGTCATCTTCTGATACTATACCCATTTTCTTTGCATTTAAGATGTAGAATTCTTTGTATCCAGACTTTTCAGTAGTTGTAACATTGTAACCACCATCTTTTCTGAATTGTTTGTATCCTTCTTGTTTTGTTTCCCAAGATTGATATTCACCACTAAACTTGTCAACTGCTGAATCAAATTCTCTGTGTTTGTTAGGACAAATAAAGAACCCAACAGTATCAACACCAGTAGTTTGTTCTATCCATTTAAGAAGGTTATCAGTACCACTTCTTCTGCCTGAATCTTGTTTGTTGTAAACAAAAGTGTTTTTTGTTCTTCTATCGTGGAAGAGATTGTCACCACCATATCCAAAACCATTACATCTGAAACTGTCACCATCGGTAAGAGTAACAAATTGTAGTTTGTCAATTCCATAGTTATGTTTGAAGTCTGCAATGTAATCTCTGATAATCATAAGTGATTCATCAAGAGGTGTTCCACCAAGATTATAATTCCATTCTTGACCACCATAACCTGCTTCGAATCTATCACCTTTTCCATTGTAGTATCTGTTACCACACATTGCTTCAAGTTGTGCATTCATACAAACTGCACCCTCGAAGAAATCTCTTTTGTTCATTTTATCAGTGAACAATTCAAGAAGTCTGAAATTAGAGTTAAGATGAAACTTATTTCTTTCGTAATCTACTTCTTCATATCTATCTTCTCTCCATCCATCTGTGAATGCAAATACTCTATGAGGAATACCAACTCTTCTACAGAACATTGTAAGAACTATAGATTGTTCGTAAGTCTCTCTGATTGCATCATACATAGACCCAGACCAGTCAACCAACATAATAACACCATGGTTTTTACCATCTGGA